GACCTGGTGACGTCGAAAGATCAATTGATTTAAACGACGTACCAGGAATACCGACTATAGCCTCATAAAGACTATATAAACCTGGACGCATGGCTTCTGTTTGAACAACCTCCCAATGATGAAGAGTGTTTTCAACACACTCCCTAAGCCTAGATCTAAGTTCGGGAGTTAACCTTTGTGTTTTATTGTATTTTGAAACAGCAAGTTTATAAACCTCAGGATTATTCGCTTGAACTGCTACATTTCTAGCTTCATAAGGCTCATTCAATGGAATACGAACATCACTCACCTTGGTATTAAAGAAATGTTCCATTGTACCGTCACCAATAACATCACGATCCGCAAAATCTTTTTTAACTGGCACTCCAGTCAAAAGATTGATAGCACCTTCAATTGTTGATTTGGTTACAGCACAGGCATAAGTAGGCCCAAAACCTTGTGTTCCCAAAGCATGAAAACCTAAAAACTTACCTGCACACCCACGATCATTTGTCGTAGCAAAATACAGACCACCACAATCGCCCTCCTCTGAATTCATATTCATACGCCAAAGCTGGCGTACGAAAACTGTCTCATCTTCTGCATCAACCTTCTTACCATTAGTAAGAATGGCTCCAGATGCATATTGAGGTCCACTGTAGCTATGCAAATAAGCACCAACCCCTGTGGGAATGGCACTAGCATGCAAACGATCAAGAATGAACTCATCAGAAACCCAATGGGGTAAAATTGAAGCACTCTGTGGAGCTTGTTTTGCTATAAAAAACAAAAGATCACTCGCCTCATCCATGTATCCCTCTCTCATTTCAGAGAGGAAAATTTTAAATGGATTAACTGTACGACTTTGGTTGAAACATACAAATTCACATTCAGTCTCATATCCATCAACTCCACACTCAGCAATAATCCGCTTGAACGCGTGATGATTTATAAAGAAGACGCGATCACCCAAAGCAATAACATCTTGAAAATGTACTCCACAACTTGTAAGACTAAAGGTATGATACCTAGCCTTCGCAACAGCAACGGTAATCGCTGCATTTGCTTGAGTTGAAACCTTTCTAAGCATAATACGTGCCTTCTTCGAAGCACGCTTTTGCTTATTCTTCCTGAGTGCATCTACATTAACGTAAGTCTTTGATTGCGCTACGGATCCATCTGTAGGTTCTGGCTCCGCAACCGAAGACGTTGACATCGCAATAAACGCTGTAAATAAGCCAATTACAACTCCTGCTATAACAACTGCATTGTCAACAACAAGAGGTTTAATAGCTTGAACTAGCTCAAGAGCTTTGCCTTTTCCATAATTGAATATACCACTAGAAGTCTCCTTAAAAATGGCATACGCAGGATAGTTGCTTTTTACAACTTCAAAAATGCGTTCTTGATCATCACGCATGGCAACATACAATAAATCACCAAGGTCAGCTGTCAAACCACTACGCAAAACTTGGAGCATAAAAGCCCAATGTAAAACTCCCATGAGATCATCACTAGCCTTTTTGAAATCAAACATCGTCATATGTTTGATGACGCCTTGACGATACGAATCAGTAGTCTCAGCAAATGGCTTAGTAAGTTTTCCAACATCCACAAAATATTCATTCCTGAAACTTCCAGTTTGAAATTTAACACCACTTATCCTTTCAAGGACTGCGTATGCGTCTTCTCCTTCCATGAAATTAACTGTAGAAAGAGACTTCAAATTCTCACTGGGAGCGCGGGATGAATGAC